TCTTTCGAACAGGAAGATTTTCGTATCGTTTCTGCTCTACTTCCAAATCGGCTCTCGCCGAAGAGCGAAACTGCATATCTAAACTCAAATCATGACCCAACTCCTTTAATAAAGTTTTATAGTACCTAGGGACTGGAGCCCTAGTGCCTTGAATGGTTACAACACTTGCAGACGGAAAAACATCCGACATGAAGTAATCTTTAAACCATCCCTTACTAATGCCTTTCGACATTATTAAGAACTCAGGATTAGGAAATATTATTTCCCCATCCTCTTTATTTACGTGTAACGGCAAAGGTGAGACCTTTTCAGAAGCCTTAATTTTCTTAAGTATATATCTTGCGATATACGCTGCGCTTTCAAAATTAAGAGTACCTATTAGGTGATTACCCTGAGGCCAGTACCTAAAAACAGTTTGACTTGTATAGGTTTTGTCTCCATTAGAAGAGCCGAATTGCAGTCGATCAGATTCAAAATCTTGACCGAACAAAGCAATATGAAAATGTGGGCGTCTACTTAAATCGCCGTATTCGCCAGAAGCGACATAGCGGAATTTGTATCCGGCCTTACGAAGACGTTTAAAAAACTTTTGCATATCAGCTTTGACGAGCTGACCATGCTTAGGTAAATTATCATCATCATATGTAAGGTTTAGCATACATGACTTTTCGTGCATCATTTGTTCGTGGGTAATTCTTATCGCCCACTCCCGAGAATATGCAAGTCTGCATTCTATACACTGACCGCATTTAAGAGGACCATGGGTAGGATGAGACCAAAGAGAAGTACACACAGTACCTTAGAAGCGTATACCACCACGCATCGGAGCGTTAACGATATTAGCCATTTGCGTACGACCGACATTGTGTCGAAACTGTTTAGCGGATCCATGTTTACTCACGGGGGCACGAGATAAAGGTTTCATTTCATTCTCCTTAGAAGTTGGTGTCAATGGGTACAGTTACATCAAGTAGCGAACTGTACCATTATTCCGACTTTGACGTCGGTTCCGCAGCTGAAACTTTTGTTTCAGCAACGGCTTGAGGAATAGCCAATCCCAAGCGAATCGCCTCTTCAGTGTTTTCGGAATTAGCGAAAAACTCGAGGAACTCTTGGGGGCTATTGTTAAATCGGGCGCGGATTTTAGCGTCCATACGCATAAAATTCTCATCGGCAGCCCTCACCGCATTCATAGCGGATTGGAAGTCGAAAACGCCTTCATAGTCAACATACTGAGGCATGTTGGTAGGGGTGGGTAAAACACCACTCTTCATAAAGCGATCAACGATAGTATTAATATCGGATTCTTCTTTAAATTGTTGTTGCGTCAAAGACGCGTCTAAGCACTTGAGACCAGACTGGTCACTAGCAAGATCCATATCATAATTATGGGCAGAACGGCAAAAAACGGTTTTCATGGGCATCTCCTTTAAAAAATATCGAGCCATTATCTAGCAGTAGAACGGATTAAATCAATCAATGGTTTAACTTGTCTGTATTCACGACCAAAATTACCAACACCTTCAGCAGCATCAACATCAAGCTTTTTAAGTATTGAATCAAACTGAGATGATTCAGTTAAAGCTTTATACAATTTTGAATGTTGTTGCAAATTAGTGACAGTAGCAGCCATAACTTTACGTTGAGAGACTTGTGTTTCACCTTGTTGAGCCATTAGAGCTGAAGATTCAGCCAAGTTAACAATAACAGATTTTAAACGATCTTGCTCGGTATCTAAATTACGAGCTTCTTTATAAATCTTTTCAGTAGTTTGTAAAACTAAATCGTATTGAGCATTATTAAGATCAAATTGAGACTTAAGAACATTAGTGTGGGCTTCAACATTAGGCTTTTCAGCCTCAGTTTTAGCAGCTTGTGCGGATGTTAATTTATAGGAAGCAGCACCAGTAATAGGTGAAGTATAGTAAGGAACATTAGCAGTTGCAGTATTACCAGAAGGAGTACTTGCGCCTCCTCCTTTAATATAAGCAAGCATAGGATTTAAACCAGCCTTTTGCATATCAACAACTTGTCGTTGGTATGCAGAGTTAGACATTTCAGTCTGGTAATCACGATTTATTTGAGCTTGATTAGCATTAAACGTGTTTGCAATTTCGGCATTTTCTTTAGAAGTAGCATTAGTATCTTGCTGTCCAAGAAAACCAAGACCGCCAGAAATCACCGAGCCAATACCCGGTGATATAGCAGAAGAGAAGTCATCAAGAAAAGACATATTAGAAGTGGTCAATTAGACCAGGTACAGAGTACATAGGCATAGGTCTAGCAGCATTAATATGGAAAAAAGCATCAAGAAGAAGCTGCTGACCATTAGCAGAAGCACCTACAGCTAAGTTACGCGCCAAAGGCGGAGTATCTTGAATAAACGTTGTATTCAAAGTAGGGAGACTAGTAAACTTTTGGGCATAATGCCACGGGTCAATAGTGCCCGCAGAAGTGGATTTAAATAGCCCAGTAATTTGCGATGGGTTGTAACGATACTCAGCCCATCTCTCTTGATAACCAAATACGTTGGAGTCATTAGCAGAACCGTCACAGTAAATCTCCTTATTTAGAACAGCCTGTTCACCGAGAGTAGCAAAAGCAGGAAAATAAAAATCATAACGAGTGGAACGAGACCATAACTTACGAATACCTTGTTGGTAAGTAAGATCAGCTCGTACAGACACAATACCAATAACATAACCATGTTCAACAAAAGATTGTGTAAAACCATGGCCTTTAGCCATGTAAGTGCCAAACGCGGCAAGATTGCCTTGAGGTGTAGTAGTACCAGATGCACCAGTAGCTTGAGTTTGAGCAATAGGAGAGATATTAATAGGAGTAGAACCACCGCCCAAATATTCGGGTCGTTGGAGGCGTGCGTCAGGAGACGCAACGCCAAAATGAGAGCGGATTATCTCGGTATACCGAGTTCCGCCACGAGCGTCCCGCTCCAAAAGCTTTTGAATCTGAAAAGACTGACGCAACTGATTAATAGTTGCAGCAGTAGCAGCCGAAAGATCAGCATAAATGTTAAAAGCATTACTAGCAGCTAAATCACCAGTAATAACACCAGTGGTAGTACCATAAGAGTGCTGAGCTGTATTAGTAGAGTCATCACGAAGAACAACAAACTGATTAAGAGCAGCACCAGTAGAAATAGCGGGTCCATACTTAACAGGTGCAGAAGTACCAAGTGGTAAAGTTACAGCAGTACCGCCTTTCTGAGGCCAAGGCAAGGCAGATGTAAAGTAGTCGTGTCGCTTACCGCGACGTAGAAGAGTATAAGAAGTAGAAGGAGTAGAATCAGGGCCATCGCCCTTATCGACTACAACAGAATTCTGAAGGTTTTCGTCCCGAAACCACTGATTGTAAATAAGATTATAAGCCCTTATAGGCAACGCAGAATGTGAAACCGTATTACCACCGCCAACTTGCCCCGCAGTTGGGAGGCCAAAATAGTCTTGCAGTGAACCAACTGCATAGCCTCCAGCTGGGGAAACTTGTTGAGGTATAGAGTAGGAAATGGAATCCGCAGGATTATCCTGCTCCCCCATAAATTTAACCCAATTCGTCCAGACCAAACGATTAGGAACAAAGAAAAAGAATGAGTCCAGATGGAGATTATCCATAACTGGGAAAAGTGGAGTCGCGAGACGACCGAACATAGTGACGTTAACATTAAACGTATCTCCGGGAAGAATTTCCTCACACATAATAGGAACTAGATAACCACTATCAAAAGTGGTTTTAAGCGTTTTCTCCATAGAAAACTTAGAACGCGGAATATCCGCTTTAGGAACCATAGCAAAGCTATGAGAAGAGGCCGATTTATTGCGAAACATAAATATCCTTAATAAAAAAGCACCCCCGAAGGGGTGCAAGGGTCAAACAGAAGTTTGAAGAACGTCCTTACCACGGACGAGAACAGTAGGAGAGCCTTCACGTATAAAGGCACCAGTTGAGTCATCAAACTGACCCAACAAATACAAATCAAAATCATCGGGATGCTTGTTCAATGGATTATCACCATTAGCACGATTAACCTCGTCAGTAAAGTCGCGAACCGCGACATTGCGATGAGGAACAAAAAAAGGACGGCTAAACACTTCGGCAGCTCGATCCTTAACACAAACTATAAATTGCAACATATATGACCTTTAAATTGTACGTTTTGATAATTGAACTCTAGATTCGCTAACATGTTGTCTAGCGATCTTTCGAACAGGAAGATTTTCGTATCGTTTCTGCTCTACTTCCAAATCGGCTCTCGCCGAAGAGCGAAACTGCATATCTAAACTCAAATCATGACCCAACTCCTTTAATAAAGTTTTATAGT